CTTCGATCAGGACTACTTCGACCGGCTGGAGAAGCGCCGCGCTGGCGACCCGGACTACGAGACGCCGGCGCCGGCACCCCAGCGCCAGCACGAGCTCGCGCGCAGCACGATGGGTCAGACCATCATGCTCGTGCTGGCCGGGCTCGGCGCCCTCGCGGTGATCGTGGGCATCGTCTGGCTGATCAGCCTGGCCTAGGCCACGCCGAGCACGCGCAGCAGCACCACGACCAGAATGATCGTCACCAGCAGACCAACTGCCCCATAGGCATACATGCCGCCGGCTAAGGCACAAACGAGACCAACGCTCCCCAGGAATTATCCTGAGGGAGCTTTTTCTATGCGTGCGACGACGGCGCCCTCACTCCGCGGGATGGAGCGTCCGTCCGGCTTCGACCCGTCCAAGCGTGGGGTGCCGCAGCGCCAGCCGTACCAGCCCTTCGGCGCCGCTCGCGAGGTGATGCGCAACAAAGACCGCGAGGTGCTGCTCGCCGGACCAGCTGGTACCGGGAAGAGCATGGCCTCGCTGGTCAAGATCGACCTGGCCGCATCGCAGCAACCGATCCGCGCCGCCATCATCCGCAAGCTGCGCACGGCGCTGACCCAGGCCGCACTGGTCACCTTCAACGACAAAGTCTTGCCGCCCCAGCCGAACGGCGTGTGGTTCCACCACGAGGACCAGGAGTTTCGCTACCCCAACGGCTCGAGGGTGATCGTGGCCGGCCTCGACGACCCGCGGAAGATTCTGTCAACTGATTTTGACTTGATCTACGTGCAGGAAGCTACGGAGCTGGAAGAGAACGACTGGCAGATTCTGCTGACCCGATTGCGCAACAACGCCCTGTCGTACCAGCAGATTCTGGGCGACTGTAACCCCAGCTACCCGAATCACTGGCTAAAACAGCGCTGTGACAGCGCTCAGACAACGCTGCTGCAATCAAGGCATGAGGACAACCCGCAGCTGTACGACCACGCTACGGGGCTGTGGACGCCCTTTGGTGAACAGTACCTCGCCACCCTCGACTCGCTGACCGGCTTCCTGCACGCCCGGCTGAGGCTGGGTTTGTGGGTGGCAGCCGAGGGCCAGTTCTTTCCCGAGCTCGACTTCGACGTGCACAGTGTGAAACCCTTCGAGATCCCCGACGACTGGCCAAAGTGGGTCAGTGTCGACTATGGCTTTGCGGTGCCATTCTGCGCGCTGTGGCACGCCAGAGATCCAGAGTCGCGCCGCATCGTCACCTACCGCGAGGCGTACGGGCCCGGTCTCAGAGACGAACAGCAGGCCGACCTGATCAAGGAGCGCTCCAAGGGCGAGCGCATCCTGCAGATCGTGTGCGACCCCAGCATGTTCAACGTCCGCAGCGAGATGCAGCGACCCTCCATCGTCCAGGTGTACGCCCAGCACGGGCTGGCCTCGATGACGCAGCAGGGCATCTTTCCGGGCATGAACAACCGCAAGCAGGGGTGGGCGGTGATGCGCAGAGCCCTGGCGCACGACGAGGGCCCGCCGCGGTGGACGTGGATGCGCGGTCGGTGTCCCAACCTCGAGCGCGAATTGCCGGCGCTGGTGATGGACAGTTTCGACCCCGAGGACACGCAGCAACGATCAAAGGGCAAGGAGGTCAGCGACCACGCGTGTGACAGCGCGCGCTACGGGCTCGCCGCCGAAGCATTGCCCCCACCGGCGCAGGTCACGCGTGCCGTGTTTGGGTGAGGCGTTAGACTACGCGCGTGCCCCCCACGGGCGTGTGCTGTTTCAGCGTCGAGGACGGCATCGTCACTTGCCTGCAAGCCGACCCCGTGGTCGAGATCGCCGACAGGATCCTCGAGGAGGCCGACCCCAACTTTGTGCACGTCGAGGATGGTGTCGTCACCTTCCACTGCGACAATGGCGACGTGAGTTACGGGCTCCACGAGTACGACGACATCACCTGCGCGTGGACCGCGATTCGCATATGACGCTGTCGGATCGCAACCCGTACGCCGTGCACGCCGAGCTGAACCGGCGCGTGGCCAACCTCGAGCGTGATGCACTGGAGTGCCCCGAGCGGCTCAACGGACCCCACTGCCCGCACGAGCAGACGGAGAATCTCCGCTCCACCGAGATGATCTGCTGCTGGTGCGGCCTCAGCTGGAGCGTGCCCCACGCCGCGGCGTTCGACCGCCACGGCACCTACGCTCCACGTACACGCGAGGGAGGGTCATAGTGGCCATTGCCTCACTCCGACATGGCGCCCAACCCACTCGCGACGAGGTGCGGCTGCTCGATCAAACGCTCGACCTGGCCAACGACCTGAAGGTGCGCTACCGCATGCGCAACCAGCTGTACGCCCTCATCGACAGCGTCATCTTCCAGGACACCTACGTCGAGATCCCCGAGGCGTACCGCAAGACCGCGCTGGAGGTGAGGAATCCCCTCGCGGTCGACATCGTCGACACCACCGTGTCCGCGCTGTGCGCCAACCCGCCCAAGGTGCTGTACCAGCCGACCGCGTTCGGCGACGCCGCCCAGCAGAACGCCACGCTGCGCGAGCATTTCTTCGACTCGAGCTGGAAACGGCAGGAGCAGGACTCGCGGCGGCCACTGCTGCGCTCGCTGATGTACTCCACCGTGGCCAAGGGCGAGGGCTGGCTCAAGACCATCTCAAGAGCGACCTCAGCGTGGCGGGAGTACAGCGATCAGGTCAAGGCCATGGAAGAAGAGATCATGGCTGAGGAGCAGTACGACGCCGACGCACAGGCGCGACTGTTCAACAAGCAGACCGAGGAGCTCAAGCTGCTCGCGCCGTACCCGATCGCGAGTACCGACGTGCCGCCGGAGACGGTGTTCTATAACCAGAACGAGAACGGCTTTACCGCGGTCGTCGAGATCAAGACCATGCCCTACCTCGAAGCGCTCGCCCGCTTCGACACGGGTCTCGACCGCGACGGCAACGTGCTGGCGCCCGACGACTGGCAGAACCTCGACCCGAGTGCCATGGCACTGGCGCGCAGCGAGTGGCCGCGCATCGTGCAGCAGCACCGCCAGATCACCGTCATCGAGGCGTGGAATTACAGCACGTGCGCCATCGTGCTGCTCGGACCGGGACAGATGGCGTCCGCCTCGTCGCGGTATCAGAACGGCACCCTCGTGCGACGGATCCAGCACGGCTACGGCGACCCGGTGCTCAAGACGCTGCGGGGCCCCTACTTCCAGGCACTCGGACTCACGACCTCGAGCCGTCTGCCAGAACGCGGGGCCCTCAGCATCCTGTACGGCTACCTCGCGCTGTTCCCGTTGATCGACAGCCTGCTGACGATGCAAGGCAACTCGGCATTCCTGACGGGGTGGCCGGCGTTCAAGCGCATCACCCAACCAGGCAATGTGCCCGGCATCCAGGGTGGCGTGGGTCCGTACGCCAACGACAACCGCGACGTGGACGCCACGCAGCGCATCCAGCCGGGCATGGTCTACCCCTTCGACGTGTCGCCCATCGACCAGCCCAAGGCCGGCCAGGACCTCGACAAAGTTTTGCAGAACGCCCAGACCATGGCCATGATGGCGCAGCCCGAAGTGATCAAGGGCGGTGCAGCTGGGGCGCAGTCCGGCTACCAGCTCAACCAGCAGGCATTCCTGGCCAGGTTGAAGTGGGACCCCATCATCAGCAACGTCAGCCAGTGCCTCGCCGACAGGACAGGGTTTGAGAGCTGGCTGATCGAGCGCAGGATCGGCGAGACGGTGTACGCCTTCGCCGAGGAGCGCCCGCCGGCCTCCCGTGGGCGGTATCAGGGACAGTCGCGCGCTGGCTGGATCGGCATCGGACCCGAGGACCTCGCGGGCACCCACCGCTACGAGGTCAAGCTGGATGTCAGTACCCCGAGCGATGACGTGGTCCTCGTGCGCGCCATCGGCGAGAAAATGCAGTTGAAGTTGATCACCTACGAGGACGCGGTTCGGGAGGCCGGCTACAACCCCAACGAAGTAGAGAAATCCTGGCTGCTGCAGAACATGAAGCAGTCCGGCCCGGTACAACAGAAACTGCTGGAGCTCACCTTCCAGAAGCTCGGCACCATCCTTGCGGCCCAGATGAATACCCCCGGTCCGACTCCGCAGGAGATGGCCGGGGTGGTGCCCGCGGGAGTCGGCAATCCTGCACCCGGTGGTCCGGGTGTGGGCGGCGGCCAGGGAGGCATCCCACCGCCGGGCGCCGGCGGTCCCGTGCCGCCGACACCTGGACCAGGACCTGGCGCGCCCATGCCTGGCCCCGGTCCTGGCAGCATGCCCGGCCAGCCGTCCAGCCCGACCATGCCGAACGCGACTGGCGCGGGCTAAGCCATGCCGCAGACGGAAACCTACGACCTCATCGCGTCTGACCTGGCTTCCTGGCTGGAGGACATGTCGACGCAGCTGGCGATCGCGTTCAGTCCGCAGGGGGTGGCGCCCTTCGCCGCGCCCATCAGCGAACAACAGAAACTCGCGTACTACTCCACCAAATTGTTCATGCCCGACGGCACGCCCAACCAGCAGGGTCGGGACGAGGAGTTGCAGCGGCTGGGGCCCATCGGCTTCAGGACGGTGTACCGCGCCGTCATCTCAGCGTACCCGTGGCTCAAGCTGCCGGCCCCGCCTGAGGGCGCAGCACCCTCACCTCTGGGGTGACATACTGCCCGTCATGGCGTACGCATCAGCAAGCAACGGTGGCAAGAAGGGTCCCGGCTCGGAACCGTCGGGCAAGGGTGGCGGCGGCACGTTTGCCAGCAAGGCCGGCAACTCCACGGCCAAGAGCGAGCCCAGCAGCAGCAAACTGTCGAGTGGTGGCATGACCACCAAGGGCCATGCCAAGAAACTCTAAGCCCTGGACGGCGAAGTCCGATGTGACCGCCGACAAGAAGGCAGGTATCAAGCCCGGCTCTGCGCGCGACAACGCGCTCGACAAGAAACGAGGCGTGTCGACGAAGCTGTTGCCGGGCCAGAAGAAGGCGAAGTAGGTGGCCCTACGCACGCTCGAAACGGACATCCCGACCGACTACTACATCGAGGTTCGGGTGGGGAAGATGCACGCGTTCATCAGCCTGGACAGCGCCGAAGATTTGCGACCGTTCGTTGAGCCGGATGGCTGGAGCCAGACAGGAACCAAGTTTCGACGTGCGTTGACGCACGATCACGCGTTCGGGGAGGAGACAGTCTGATGGCCAGAGTCATGTTCCTGGCAACCGCGTACGACCCGCGACCAGGCAAAGAGACCACGGTGTACGGGCCCGGCCACGAGACCGACATCGACCCCGATGACTACGAGTACGTCATCGAGCTGCGCAAACGCGGCATGGTCGCCATCATCGACCCCACCGGACTGCCAGGCTACGAAGTTCCTCCCGAAGGCGGCGAAGGCGAAGGCGGAGCCACTTCCACCGCGCTCCCAGGACTGGACGCACCCGCAGGCTACATGGCCAAGAAGTCCTGAGCCATGGCCAGGGCACCGTCCGCGCGCGCGACCCCCGCTGCTTCGACGAAAGGCCGAACCCCGTCGGTGCCGGCGTCGGCAGTGGCCCGTCAGCCGCTGCACAAGCAGGCCATTCCCAAGGCACCCGCTCGAGCGATGACCATGCCCGGCGGCATGCCGATGCCCGGTGGGGCGCCTCGGATCCCCGGCCCGCCCGCTCGTACGCCGCTGGCGCAGGCCGCCCCAAGAATGCCGCTGCCCGGTCCGCAGGTCGGCACCTCGGCGCCCAGCATGCGCGGCCTCATCCCCCCGCCCTACTCGCTGGGTCCGTTCAAGTAAAGGGAGCTTCTCAACCATGCCAGGCAACGCACGTCGACGACCTAACCAGCCCGCCTCCGGTCCCGCGGTCGCCTCGCTCTTCCTCGGTTTCGGCGGTCTGTACGCCCCGATGTCGCAGTGGGACGACGGGCCGAAGTACCGCAACACCAACACCTCGATGAGCTCCAGGAAGACGTGCTTCGGCTCACCCGAATCGGGTGATGGTGAGGGTCCGTGGGCCGCGGACATGATCCCGTCGCCGCTCGGTCGAGGACTGCCCAGTCGTCACGGATCCGGCAAGAGCTACTGAGGTGGCCATCCTGCGCGCCGCGGATCGCAAGCGTCTGCCGTCATCGGCCTTCGCTTTGCCGGGCAAAGGCGAGGGCAAGAACGGCAAGGGCTCCGGCTCGTACCCGATCCCTGATCGCTCGCACGCTGCCAACGCACTGGCGCGCTCGAGCGGCAAGCCTGAAGCCGCCGCGGTGCGGCGCAAGGTGATGGCCAAGTACCCCGGTATGGGCAAGGGCAAGAAGTGACGCGGGGTGGTGTAGCGGCAAGCATGGCACCGTTGTCAGGTGCTGACCCAGGTTCGAGTCCTGGCTCCGCATCCACGAGAGGAGGCTGCTGACACCGTACTACCAGCAAACAGGCGTCGACCCCTTCCAGGGCACGGCCATCGGCTACAACCCGACCTACGTCGGGCAGCAGAACCAGCTCGCCTCCACGCAGGCGCAGTCGGCCTACTACCAGTCGATGCAGCAGAACCAGAACGACCAGCTCGCCTTCCAGAAGGCGCAGGCGGCGTTCACCGACGCCATGTCATTGGGCACGGCGTACGGCTATTCGATGGGCGGCAACCCCTACAACTTCGGAAGCCAGATGCTGCCGCCGGCAGGCACGCCGCTGCAGTCAACGATGAACACCATGGGCGCGGCTGGCGCCATCCCTGGTGTGACCGGCTACAACACCGGCTCGACCGCCAGCTACCAGCAGCAGCTGCAGTCGATGGCGCAGAACGCTGCGGGCCTGACCGGCTTCTACAACGCCCCGAAGACCTCGCAGTACTCACCGGGCACCTTCGTGCGCATCGACCCTGGCACCTACGACACGGGCCAGTACGGCGACACCCAGCTCGACTACGTCATGCCGTCGGGCCAACTGCAGCGCGTGTCGACGACACAGGCCAAGCAGATGGGCTGGGGTGGCAGCACGGCTGACCTCACCACGATTCCGTTCAGCACGGCCGCCACGCTCGAGTCGGCGCCACCCCAGTACCTGCCGCAGCAGACGCTGCAAGGGTTGCAGGCATACCAGGGACTCAACACCCAGGCGCAGGCCAACGCCCTGTCGCAGTCGCAGGCCACGGGCATGTACCAGGCGCCGTCGCAGATCTACGCACCGGGCACCAACGCTGGGGGTCAGAAGTTCCAGGACCTCGACGCCAACACGCAGCAGGCGTACTTCTACTCCAACGGTGGTGACTGGACCGCGGCCATGAACAAGTGGGTGGCCGACTCCAACGCGGCCTACCAGCAGGCCGGCGGGCAACCCCAGAACCAGCCAGGCACGCCGACCGAGACGATGCAGGCGCAGCAGCAGTACTTCAACCAGGCCAACGCGCTCGCCTCGCAGTACGGCCAGTACTACGCCCCGAACACGCCAGGTGGTGCCGCCCAGGCAGGGGTGAATGCGCCCAACGCTGGGCAGCAGACCCTCGGCGCGCAGCAACAGTACTGGCAACAGGGTTTCTCCCAGGAGCAGCTCAACCAGCAGGCGTCGCAGTCGTACCTCCAGTTGCTGTCCTCTCTGCAGGGGCCAGCTGACTACGGAAAATACCTGAACGTGCTGGGCTCGACGCCTGGTGGGTTGCAGGGCATGGTCAGCGCCGCGGCTGGCAACTACATCCCTGGCACGGGCACGACCGGCGTCTCACCACAGGGCCAGACACTGCAGAACCTCGTCGGTGCCGCGTCCGGCCAGGCTGGTGGCGGTACCGGAGCCAACGCGCAGTCGAACCAGAACTGGATGCAGGGCAGCGGCACGGGTGGCAGCGCGTCACCCGGTGGCATGAACTACCAGAACTACATGCAAACCGCACAGGGTCTGCCGACGCCCAACCAGATCGCACCGCAGGCGTTCGGCAACATGACCCCCTCGCAACAGCAGATGATGGGCGGCATGTATCAGCAGCTGGGGTATTACGGTCCCGACATCAACGCCATGTACCAGCAGTCCCTTCCGAAATACGCCGCGGGGTCGGCAGCAGGTAACACCAAGCTGGTCTAGGTGGCAGACCTCCTCCCGGATATCCCGTCGGATCTTTGGAATTCGTGGTCGGCTGACCTGTTCGCCAAGTCGGCACAGGACAAGATCGCCAGCATCGGCAGCGACATCTCCTCGAGCGCGCAGGCGCTCATGCCGGCCCCGCCGCCACCACCTCCTCCCCCACCACCGGAGCCGGAGCCGGT